GGGTTCATTACGTCACCTGAGGGTGAACTGGACCCTGGCGGTGAGGTTTATGACGGCGAGCGGGTTTCGTCGTTTGAGCCTGGTGTGTTCAAGTATTTGCAACCTGGCGAATCGGTCAATGTCCCCAGCTTGGATGCACCTGATGGTCAGTTTGAGCCATTTCTGCGCGCAATGCTTCGCGCTGTGGCTGCTGGCATTGGTTGCAGCTATGAATCGGTGAGTCGCGATTTCAGCCAGACCAACTACAGCAGCAGCCGGCTAGCACTGCTGGAAGAGCGGGAGCACTGGAAAACGCTGCAGGATTACATGGTCAAGAATTTCCACCAGCCGGTCTATGCGGCGTGGCTGGAAATGGCCGTGATGAGCGGCGCGCTAAATCTGCCTTTGTATGAGGTTGAGCCTGAGCGGTTTAAGCGCGTGAAGTGGGTGCCGCGCGCCTGGGGCTGGGTTGATCCACAGAAAGAAGTTGCCGCATACAAAGAAGCAATTCGCTGCGGCTTTAAGACACTGGCCCAAGTTGTTGGCGAGCAGGGCGGCGATTTGGATGAGTATCTGATTGCCCGTAAAGCTGAACTTGAGAAGTTGGAAGAGCTGGGCATTGCGGTGGACACTGATCCGAACGTGATGACAGCGGCCGGAAGCTTGCAACCTGCTGCAGCGGAATCGGTTGACCTGCCCAGCCCCGACAGCCAAACAGATATAGAAGATGAGAACGGATAAGATTAAAGGAAAAGCTGAAGCGCCAATGGAAACAGCAGAGCTTGACGTAGAACAGCGAACTGGCGCCGAGGCTGTCGAGGCAGAGTCGGCGGATGAGTTGAACGTGCGCGATCTGGAAGGCAAATACCAGCGCGCAGAGCTGACCACCTTTGATGAGGTGGAGGATCGAACCTATGAGTTCCCCTTTAGCTCTGAATATCCAGTGGCTCGGTATTTCGGAAACGAAATTCTGAGCCATGAGGAAAAAGCGGCTGATCTTGCTCGGTTGAATGACGCGGCTCCGCTGCTGTTCAACCACAACCCTGATCGCGTGATTGGGGTTGTTGAGCGTGCATATATCGACGGCCAAAAACGCCGTGGTTATGTGCGCGTGCGGTTCAGCCGCAATCCGTTCGCCCAGGAAGTCTTGGGCGACGTACGAGACGGGGTATTGCGCAACGTCTCGTTCGGCTACTCCATCGACAAAATGGAGGAGCGCGGCGGTGGCGATTTTGTCGCCACTGCTTGGACTCCTTACGAGGTGTCCGTGGTTTCTGTACCGGCTGATCCCTCTGTTGGGGTTGGCCGTTCTTTGGAAACCGACTCCAACGCTGCTCCGGCAGCACCTCAACCTGATCCCATTCCTGAAATGGAAAACACCACCCCTGATCTGGCAGTGGTGCGGGCCGAAGCCGCTGAGGCTGAACGTTCCCGTATTGCTGGCATCTCTGCCCTGTGCGACAAGCACAACCTGGGCGACCTTGGCCGTCAACTGATCGAGTCCGGCCGCTCGATTGATGAAGCACGCGCAGCTGTTCTCGATCAGCTCGGCGCTAAGCCCATCGAAGCCGTTAAGCCGGTTGAGATGGACCAGCGTGAGGCTGCCCAGTACAGCATCAGCGAAGGCATCCGCGCCGCTCTGAGCGGCGACTGGTCCTCCCGCGAGGCTGGTCTGGTTCGCGAAATGAGCCAGGAAGTGCAGCGCACCTCCGGTTTCTCTCAAACCGGCAAGCGCGGTTTCTTTGTTCCTTTCTCGGCTCTGGCCAAGCGCGCCACCTACGTCACCTCTGGCGCCACCACCGGCGGCAACCTGGTTGCCACCGACCTGATGGCCGATGAGTTCATCGAAGCACTGCGGAACAACTCCGTAATGCTGAACCTCGGCGTTCGCACGATGACCGGCCTGGTCGGTGATGTGGCGATCCCCCGTCGCTCCGGTGTTGCTTCCACCTATTACCTCTCGACGGAAACCACCGCCATCACTCAGTCTGAGTCCACCTTTGATCAGGTGACTCTGGCTCCCAAGAACCTCGCTGCACTGTCCAAGTACAGCCGCCAGACCCTGCTGCAAGGCACCCCTGGCATCGAGGATCTGGTTCGTCGCGACCTGACCGACGGCATCAACCTGGGCATCGACCTGGGCATCCTGAACGGCTCCGGTTCTTCCGGTCAGCCCACCGGCATCCTGAACACCTCCGGCATTGGCTCGGTGGCTCTGGGAACCAACGGTGGCGCCATCACCGTCAACGCTCTGGTTGACCTTGAGGAGCAGGTGCTCATCGACAACGGTGCAGTCAACCGCGACTCCATCGGCTATGTCACCAACGCCAAGGTGCTGGCTGAACTGAAGAAACTGCGCGCTGGTGGTTCCACCACCACCGACGGCGCTTATCTGGTCAACGATCAGCTGAACGCTATCGGCCGCGGCGGCACCCCCTCTTCGGTCAACGGCTACCCGCTGTATGTCACCAATCAGGTTCCCAGCAACCTGACCAAGGGCACCAGCAGCGGCGTCTGCTCCGCGATGCTGATGGGCGATTTCAGCCAGGCAATGGTTGGCTTCTGGGGCAACGGTATCGAGATCGTCGTGGGTGAAGACTCCGACGACTTCAGCAAGGCTCTGACCAGCGTTCGCGCAATCGTCACCTATGACGTTGCCGTCCGCCACGCCGAGAGCTTCGCCGCTGTTCTCGACATCACCACCTGATAAAGGAGGCGGGGGCGGGCAACCGCCCCCTTTTTTCTTATGCGCGTTTTGATTTCTCGCACCTGCTGTGCACAGCAACAACACCTTGAGGAAGGCAAGGTTTTTGACCTTGACAGCAAGGTGGCTCACGAATTGATCCGCATGGGTCGCGCTGTTGAAGCTCCGGCTGAGCAGCCCAAGCCCAAAGCGGCACCACGCAAAGCAAAAGCCAATGGCGCTGACTGATCTGCCTGACAGCTATTTGGCTGATTTTGGCGTTGATTGCGTCGCCGGTAGCGTAACTGGAAAAGGCATTTTGGATATGCCTGGCCAAGTGCTAGCCGGCGACATGGTGCTTAGCACTGATTACACGTTGACAGCCAAAGCGGCAGATTTTGGTGATCTTCTATATGACTCAGAAATCACCGTTAATGGCGTTGCATACGTTGTACGCGAAACACGGCTGATCGATGACGGCTTGTTTTGCGAGATTAGCTTGCAGCGAAGCGTGGCAACTAACGTGACGACAGCGGCCACTGCTTTGGATGCTGGGGACAGCGATGATTCTGTTGATGACCTGGCTAATGCTCAGCTTGATCCTGAGGTAGACGGCGGCAGCGCTGGGACTAGCTACCTTGAAGGCAATGACTTGGACGGCGGAGCGGCATGAGCAGCATTGCAAGAATCAGGCTGCGGCGTGACACTGCCGCCAATTGGACTTCTGAAAACCCTGTCTTGCTTGCTGGCGAGATGGGCATTGAAACCGATACCCGCAAATACAAGGTCGGTGATGGTTCAACTGCTTGGAGCAGCCTGAGCTATTACATCGAAGGCGTGCTGGCACGAGGCCAGGCCAGCAAGACTACTAGCGGGACGATTGCGATTGCAACTGCTGGCACCTATCAAAGCACTGGTTTAACGGCCACATTTGATAGCACCACTGATTTTCAAACCGTACTTGGCACGTCTGACACTTTTGCCATCAAGAACGACAGCGGCGCAACCAAGCTGTTTCAAGTGCAGGCCAGCATGGACGCTTATGCCGGCAACAACCATACGCTTGGAATCAAGCTGGCTAAAAACGGTGTTGGGATCGATCAAAGTGAATGCCGCGCGTTTTCTGGCTCAACAGGTCAGATAGCAAAGCTTTTCTGTTTTTGGATGGTCGAGCTAGCTGACGGAGATGAGGTGGCCATGTTTGTTGCCAACATCAGCGATACAACCTCTATTGCATTTCAGCGCGGCCGCATTTCAGCAATTGAGGTAAAAGCATGACGACCCGGCGCGAGTCGATTCTGGCCGCGATCAAAACTGCGCTTGCTGGCACCACTGGCGTCGGCACGCGCATTTGGCGTAGCCGGGTGCAAGCATTGGCCAGGCAGGAAAGCCCTGCAATTGTCATTGAACCCATTAGCGATACACCTGAGCAGAACACCAGCCTGCCCAAGCTTGATTGGAGCTTGACGGTGCGCGTGAGCGTGATTGTGCGCGGCGACGTGCCCGATCAGCAAGCTGATGCAACGGTTGAAAGCTTGCACAGCAAGATGATGGCTGATTTGACGTTGGGCGGTTATTCGTATGACGTTCAGCCTGTTGGGGTTAGCTTTGATCTAGTTGAAGCTGATCAACCTGCCGGGGTGATTAGTTGTGATTACCTTGTGCGTTATCGCACGGCACTTGCAGATCTCACCACCGCGTAGTAGCTACGATGATGGATGAAAACCAAGGTTTGGGAGGTAGCTACCTCCTGGATCCCAAAACCGGCAAGCGAAAGCTCGTCGAGCGGACACAGCCGGCCCCTCACCCCCAACCAGAGGTAGCCACAAATGGCCTCAGTTCTGACCCGCCGGCGCCTGATCTTGGCGAAGCTGGAGACAACCTACGGGACTGATAGCTCCCCAACTGGTGCTAGCAACGCAATCTTGGTGCGCAATTTGGACATTCAGCCTTTGGTGGCTGATACCGTCAATCGCGACCTGGTGCGGCCTTATATGGGCCAAGCGGATCAACTGCTGGCTCAGACTCGCGTTGAAGTTTCGTTCGAGGTTGAACTTGCCGGTTCTGGCACTGCAGGCACTGCGCCTGCCTATGGCCCATTGCTCCGAAGCTGCGGCCTGAGCGAGACCGTTGTGGCCAGCACTAGCGTCACCTACGCGCCGATCTCTAGCAGCTTTGAAAGCGCAACTATTCACTATCACCAAGACGGCATCCGCCACAAGCTGACAGGCTGCCGCGGAAGCTTTGAGCTCTCTGGTGAAGTCGGCGGTATTCCTGTCATCAGCTTTTCGATGACTGGCATCTATAACGATCCGACTGACGAGACTCTGCCGACCCCGACCTATGCCAATCAAGCCACCCCTCTGATCTTTAAGGAGGGCAATACCAGCAGCTTTTCAGCCTTTGGCTACGCCGGTTGCCTGCAGTCCTACAGCTTCAGCATTGCCAACGATGTGATCTATCGCGAGTTGGTGGGTTGCAGCAAAGAGGTCTTGATCACTAACCGTGCACCTAGCGGCAACGTGGTGATCGAAGCTCCGACCATTGCCGCCAAGGATTTCTTTGCAGTTGCTACTGGCACCAGCACTGGATCCATCACTTGGCAGCATGGCAGCACGGGCGGCAACATCATCACGATGACCACTGCGCAATCGGACCTGGGCAACCTGAGCTATAGCGATCAGGACGGCATCCAAATGCTGAACATGCCGTTTATTGCAGTTCCGACCAGTTCAGGCAATGATGAGCTAAGTCTCGCCTACACCTGATCTTGGCGTTTGTTCTAAAGCAGTCAGACACCTACACCTGGCCGGTCACCTTTGACGTTCCTGTCGATGGTGGCCGGCATCAACGTCAGAGCTTTGACGGTGAATTTCGCCGCGTCAGCCAATCCCGCATCCGCGAAATGGGCCAGCTTATTGAATCTGGCGATCTGACGGATTCTGAAATTGCCAGCGAAGTACTGGTTGGCTGGGCCGGCATTAACGACGATGACGGCAAAGAGGTGCCATTTAGCCAAGGGGCACTTGAGCGGCTGCTTGATGTGCCAATGCTGGCCACCGCTATTGCGACCGCTTATTTCAGCAGCTTGAGCGGAGTCAAGCGAAAAAACTGACAGAGGCCGCTGAGTATTGGGCGAGCGGTGGTGTTAAAGACGAAACCGACGCTGATGCCGCGGCCTTAGGCGTTGCCATGCCAGAACCTAAGCCTGAGGCTGATTTTGAGGTGCTGGAAGAAAACTGGCAATCGGTCCAGATGTTTTTGCGCGGCCAAACCCAATGGCGCGCCACGATGGGTGGTGTTTTAGGCCTGGACTATGGCGCGCTTGCGTGGCTATTTAGACTGTATGAAGTAACCGACCAGCGAGCCGTGCTGGAAGATCTGCAAATCATGGAAAGCGCGGCAATGCTGGTCATGAATGAGCGGGGCGCCTGAAATGGCAATGAATATCGACTCGCTGATTCGGATTAAGGCCGACGTTCAAGGCGAAAACAATATTCGTCGCCTTGGCAACTCCATGCAGGGAGTCCAAGGCAAGGTCAAGAATTTAAAAATGTCAGTGCAGGGCCTTACTGGGGCAATGCGCGTATTTGGCACAGTGTTGGCCGCTGGCGCATTTACTCAGTTTTTGCGTGGCGCAATCAACCTGTCTGATGAGATGGGCAAAGCCAGCGTGCGCACTGGCGTTGCAGCTGACAAGCTGCTTGCGTTGAAAAACGCCGGCATGTTGGCTGATGTAACGCAAAAAGATTTGATTAATAGCCTGACCAAGCTAAATGTGAATTTAGTTGCGGCAGCCGAAGGTAATGAGGAGCTTGCCAAACGGTTTCAGCAGTTAGGCGTGAGCATCAAGGGCGCCGATGGTGAGTTGCGTGATACGGATGAAGTGCTGAAAGATATTGCCGATCGTTTTGCTGACATGCCAGATGGAGCACAGAAGGCAGCGGCTGCAGTCACGATCTTTGGCCGTTCTGGCGCGCAACTGATCACGTTGCTAAACGGTGGTTCAGCATCGCTTGATGAATTCAATTACAAGCTCAGCGATGATTTTGCGCCGCGTGCTGAGCTGTTTAACGACACGATTACTAAAACGGGTTTCCAATTTGAAGGTTTCCGTTTGCAGCTGATGGATGCATTGCTGCCAGCTTTGCAAGTCATTGCTGAATCATTTGGCGATTTGTTTGCAAGTGAGAATGATTGGAAAGACCTTTTTAAGGTTATTGAAAACGGAATCCGGGGCGTAGCGATCGTCATCATGTCCCTGGTCAAGCTGGTTGATGAGATGGTTCGCGCGGTTGTTGCTGGCGTGCGCATCACCAAACGCTTTTTAAAAGGCGACATAAAAGGGATGGA